AAGGAATTGTTCTCAAGAGCAGCAAGTGCTCGCTGCTGGTGAGGACGAAGGGTGAGCATGAATGCCTTGCTGACTACCCTATTATTATAGCAGAAAACCGCCCTTGTGGAGCGGTCTAGTCCAGTTATGGAAGTGGTTCTGGTTGAGGTTCTCGGAGTCCAGTCATCCCATCGTTTCCTCTAACGTACAATCCATTACTGAAAATAACATATTGAATGAAATAGTCAGTATCATCTGGTTTGGTGTTGGGAAAGTTCTCCCTACAGAAGTCATCTGCTGACTCCTCAGTAGTAAATTCTACAAATGTAAACTCATTATACAATAGTTTGTCAAAGATTGCTGGATTCTCAGACTGCATATTCAAATAATATGCTGAATAGATAGCATTTGCCTTAGTAGCATCATCTACACCGTCTGGTCCGACAGTTCTTAACAACACCATAGTTGATTGTGTTGCCTCTGTGTAGTGTCTCATCCACTCCACAAAATTTCTAGTTGTAACGTACATTATATTACTCCGAAATATTCAAGTTTTCAATTACAGCACCAGTTAAACCTTCATTGAGTTTATACTGTTGAATCTTATCCCAAATTATCTTATTCAATGGCAATCCACCACCTGCTTGACGTTGTTTAGCAAGAATAGCAGACTGTTTAATATTACCTACAAGTTGTTCGGTACTATATTCTCCTGCTTCAAATGGACTGAACTTGAAGTGTTCAGGGACTGATAGATATTCAGTCTCATGATTTGGGTCTAATTCATGATAAGCAAATGGATCAATAGGCCAACTATATTCTTCATCCCAGATCAAGTAATCTAGCATATCATCAAAATCTTCTGGCGTCTTGATATTCTCACGTAGATATGTTCTGTAAGAATTCCACATTTCTAGTTCACCACTGAACTTTTCAGTAGCATCTGATAGTTGTGACCAATCAGAACCACGAAGCAATTTATTTAGAACCGATTTCTTTTCTTCATCAGTTTTTACCAGATATTCTCTTCTAGTAGCAACATCAATGATTGCTTTCGATTTAACTACATCAGCATCAGTTTGCTGTACTGCTAGTGCTGCCTTCATAATATCAAATAGTTCTCTTACCTGACCCGAGGTAAGATCATTTTTTTCATATCTTAACCATTTTGATGTTTTTGTAGAAAAATCAAATTTCAGTTTTTCTTTCTCGAAGATATGCTGACCATCCTCATAAACTGAGAAGTTTACGATTCTATCGTTTTCGTTAGACCACTCATCTGGTAGATTATTGTGTAAGTTAGTATTTACCTGTGCCTCAAGTTTAGTGGCTAGATATGTCCACTCACCTTCTTGCTTGACACGGACAACTATCAGACGATGCAAAGCATCCCATTCTAGAATAGGTTTTCTTTCTTCGGGTGGTAAGATTTTCTCAAATTGAAAATCGTCTGGATTGAACGCCATTTCTATTAGAATACCTTTTTACTATTTAGAACGCTTTGATCATCCACTTCGCCCACACATAAGGTGTGACAAGTGGAACTTGATCTTGAGGTGAAAAAGATGGAACAGGAATCAACTGTTTAGTCTGTTGTAGTGTAAATGTACCAGGGAGAACCTGAATACCAACATCTAAAGCAGAGAAGTCTAGATTAACTGAGCCGTTGATACCACCAGAGAAACTAGCAAGAGCAGAACTAGTAGTACCACCAGTTTCATTATTACCATAACCATAGATAAGATCGTCACTTATAGCAGTCAACGAAACATAATGATTATGCTTTAATTTATTTACAGGATTGTATGATTTAACAGTAACTTCTTTTTCGGGAATGTCAACTGTACTAAGGAACTTTCTAGCATTAGATCCACCAAATGCTCCAGTCTCACCTGTGAATGGTATAGCATCTAGATCAATATAAGAATTGATCTCACTATAAACAGAACCAGTTATACCACTTTGCTCAATAGTAACACTACCGTAAGCATCAGCATCTTCAATACCTTCATAACCAGGAGTTGTTCCGTTACTCCAGTCTTCAGTGTTACCATCCCACCATCCAGATTCATCACAACCAGTAGATCCAGGCAGGTCATTAGCATCTAGATCATAATCTTCTAGAGCATATCCCCACAAGTTGAATGAGAACTGACCTGATGATGTAAATGTGGCATTAGTGTTAGAACCTAAGTTAACAGCATTAGGTGGTACAACATCAATACCAAATCCACCATTACCACCCCACTGGACTCTACCTTTAAATCTACCTGGGTCAGCAACACCAGAGATCAAATCGTGGAAGTGTAGAGGTACATCATAAATTTTTTCTGGTTTCAATCCAATGGGACATGTTGCTTTACCAGATGTGAAGAACTCAATCAATCCAGTAACATCAGTATACCCAGTAGTAGATACTTGAGCAATACCAAAATATTCAGATTCTTGTGCTGGTTGTCCAGTAGCAGGAGTAACAACTTGTTCAAGTTCATCTACACCAGGATCACCAATGGTATCTACATACCACATACCACCAAATGCTCCAGGTTCTTGGTTGCCAGGAGAACCAGATTGCTTAGTTGGTTTGAAACTTGGATTTAATCCAGGTGATGCTTGAGCATTACCATCAATAACACCTGTTCCTTTTACATATCTATTTCTATAATCAGGGACTCTAAAATATACATCACCACCAACAGTTTTAGCACCATAATCATAATCTAATACAGAGAATAACAATGGATATTCTGCTGGATCATAATATCCACCATCACAGTTAACCCAACTCGGGAATCTAGAGTCTGGTTTGCCATCAAGTTTGCCCCAGAAGTCAGACTCAGTACCATCTTGGAATACAGGCATAATAGCACCAATAGGTAGTCCATCAAATTTAGTATTAATTCTAATCTGTTGACCACTAAATGAGTTACCAATATACTTACATGGTGTGATAGAACTATACCATTGACTATTGATAGGATCTTGTACACTAGCTGGAGATTGAACAGAGTATCCAGTTACGTAAGAACCAGCAAAAATAAACGCTGTTCTTGTAAATCCAGGAATAGCAGAAGATAATAGTCTAACAGTAAATGTTGAACCATTTGATACATTTGCTTGATTACTTACCGTGTAAACATTATATCCAGCATTATTAATGTTAAATTGAACACCAGCTGTACCATATAATCCAACACTGACGCCAGTAGATAGACCAGAAATCGTGGCAGTTTCTGCTGCTTCAGTAAATACACTAGTTCCTGAAGCAATTTGACTAGCAAAAGAGAAAGCAGAAGGAGTTGTACCAAACTGTCCAGCAGTAATTACACTCCATGGAGTTTCAAAGAACCCTGCTGTAGATGTAGCAAGACCTAACTTAGTATTGAATACTCTAAGTTCTCCAACAACATCACTAGTTGTATACTGTAGTGCTATTGTATCAAAGTTATTAACTTTAGTTGTTGTAACACCTTCTGCTAGCAACACGCCGTTTTTAATGATACGTGCTAAATCAGTGTTGGGTCCTTGGTCTCCACTACCTTGCTCGACAATGAAATCAACTTCAGTTCCAAGACCTTGAATTAAATTAGTGTTGCTTTCAAATGTTGTTTCTAAAGTAGCACCAACTACATAGATCCAAGTGTAGGAATCAGGAGTTGAATCTAATTCAGCAGCAGTCGTAACACTCCATTCAGTTGCAGTTCCATTTCCAACGGTAACTTGGGTCTCTACTTCAGTTAAGAAGTCAGCAGAAGATGTAAGTTTAATTCTGAATGTACCACCGTTAGATATAGTAGCTCCAGGAACTCCAGCAACATATGCTCCACCATTCACACTAATCTGAGCACCAGCACCAACAGCAGTCATGGTTACAGGAACAGTAATACCAGAAATTGTAATCTCTTCACTTTCAACATCAGTAGAAGGTGCTACACCATCAATAGGAGTTAAAAAGAATGGATTTGGAATAGAATCTGGTGGTGGACCAGTATTAATATCCCAGTTAGCAGTAGAATCGCCAACAGTAACACCAACAGTATATGTGGTAAAAAATTGGTTACCTGTAGTTGCTCTTACTTGTACATATTCACCATTTGCTATCTGAGCAGAAGCCTGCCATCCGCCACAACTAGCAGCAGAAGACCCAGTACAAATTCTAATTTGTGATGTGAAACCAGGAGAAGCTACAGAAACAGCAACTGTTCCCGTAATACCTGTGATCTGTACAATATCAGAAGAAACTTGTTCTTGAATTGTAGCACCATCATATGTAGAGAAAGCAAAAGGATCTGGTGTTATATCTTGCTGTGAATATTCAATATAAACAGCGCCAGATTCACCACAAGCAGCACCCTGACCACTTACAGTTCCACCACCAAGTACAGTACAGTAAGTAGTGTTATAAAAAGCACCACCACCATTACCACCAGTAGCATCTAGATCGTTAGTTTGTAGTGGTATTTCAGTACCACTAACTACCTCTACATAACTAGTGATTAGTGTACCAGCAGATCCATCATATCCACCACCGCCGCCACCAGGACCGCCGCCTTGACCAGTTCTATCAGGAGCATCATCACCAGGCAAGTTGATGTTTATTGTTGACGTGCTTATGCTACCATATGATTGATAATTGCCATATTGAATCTCTAATGGAGTAGCAGTATCATTACCAGCGCCACCGCCTCCACCGCCGCCACCAACCATGGCAAGCAAAGTACCATCGCTTAGTGTAATAGCAGAGGCACCACCGCCACCTCCACCTGAACCAGAAGGATCACCAGGACCAGAGTTACCACCATCACCACCATAAGCATATCCAAATCCACCATCTCCACCACCAGTTCCTGTTACATAATCACTACCATCCTCACCATTATCAGCAGGATAGATTCTCAGTTTAAAATCGGGGTTTCCAAAATTGTTTGTTGGCCATTGAGATTGTGGTATGTTAACTCTTAGTCTCATAACATTACCAGAACCACCAGGACCACCAGTGCTATTAGGTATATCAGAACCACCATATCCGCCACCAGCACCAACTAGTGAAATATAAAATTCTGTACCAGCAAAAGCAGGAATCTGGAAGACCGTATAATCGGTAAAACTTTGTCCGAACCATGTTTCGGTAATAAAATCACCTAGGACATTAAATTGTCTAGTGTATACTCTAAAAGTGTCAGTTAGAGCAAGACCATTAGTAATATCAGATGTTTTACCAATCCTATATGTAAGTTGTGCTAAACCACCAGATGCATTAGCAGCATTCTGCCTAACAAATAGAGTATATGTTGTCGGCAGAACAGTAACTGATGATCCCCAGTTAACGCCATCAGCACTAAGACTACCAACACCACCAGTAATTGATGCTGTTGTAGATTGATCCAATCCATCAATTTTTACTTCAGCAATTTGTTCCACACCAGGATCTGAAAGATATACAGGAGTAGCATGGAATGGATAAGGTACTGTTCTTGCCGCTCGGGTGAACAGATTGAGTTGGAAAGTTTTTTCTGCAAATGTTGGCGAACCTGGTCCACCTGTTGGATTACCGATAGTAGGATTACCATCAGGGGGTCCTTGTAATCTTACTTTAGCAGTTTGAGTAACTCCATAAGTGGCAGACGACGCTACTTTCAGGTTAATAATATCATTTTCTTGAACTATAAGTTGCTGTACCCATGAACCACTATTATTTTTTCTAATAAACCCAGCAGTACCATCAACAATGGCGGTCATTTTAACCCCCTGACCATTTAATGACGCTACCAGGTTTTTAGCAGTCGTTGGGTTATCGTTATTTAAATTTGTATAGGGCGATTCTAAATTATTATAAGTTCCAGAATTATATTCTGTGCCAAGACCAGTGATAGGTACATCAGCAAAATACATGAATCCAGGTTCAGCTCTACTGTGTGAGTTATCAGCAGATACTAGAACTTTTTCATATTCTAAAACTTGTAATGTAGCTGTCTGTCCACCACCACTGATAGTAACAGTGTTTCCAATAGTATACCCATAACCAGGATCTATAATAATCAAGTCATTAAAACCATCAGTAGTTAATTTAACTACCATACTATTACCAGAACCACCGCTAACATTATAATTCTGACCAGGAACAAACCCACCAGTTGGTTGAGCTCCAGTCAATCCAAGTTTAGCACCATATGTAAAAATAGGAGCGGCATCTACTGGATCTGGATATCTATCTACCTCAGTCCATGATTGCCAATTATCAGTAACTGTACCAAGAGATTGAGTTATCTGATAAGTACCTGCTCCATATGTGCCAGCAGTAGTGTTTTCATAATTATTGCCACTTCTACTATAGGTATCACCACCTGTAGCAAATACGTTTAGATTACCCGAACGTTTCTGGGTATAATTAGGTCCATTAAGAATTCTTGTGTAGAGAGTGTCGCCAAGGACAAGTTGATCACTAATAGATTGTGACCAGTTAGAATTATCAGCAGAAATTTGTACATTACCAGTAGATGTTGCTCTAAGTACAACATCGCCATCAATACCAGTAATAGGAACATTGTAAGCAAAATAAGTAGAACCACCGTCAGCAGGAATCTTTTGATCTACTCTATCAGTAAAAGCATATTGATTAATGTTTTGATCTTGTGCTCTAGTAGTAATACCCCATTGTCTAGAAAATGATGTAGATGGTTGCCCAATATTTGTACCAAATGTCTCATCACCTACAGTAAAAGTAAGCAGAGTGCTAGTAACATACCAGTCGGGAACTTTTACTCTTAGTTGAACTTTATCTCCAGGTTGTAAACCACCAGTACCATTAGCAACGTTAGCATTAATCGATGTTCTCCAAGAATCGAAAGCACCACCTCTATAGATTCTAAACTGTGCTGTAGTATTATTCGTATTACTATTCTTAGGACCGTTAGATACAGCAGAAACACTAGCAGGAATTGGAATCTCAATACTAGAAATATCAATTACTTGAGAATAGTAGTAAGTATTTCTTTGAAATGATGATGTAGAACCAGAACTAGAAGTGCCGTTGAAAGCACCAGTAAATCCAGATTGATTGGTAAAAGCAAATGATTGTGGTAGAGCATCAGGAATTTTCGTACCAAAGGTAACTCCATCTGGATCAGTTCCAGTACCAATCTTTACATTGACAGTAACACTGGTGTTCCAGGTTCCTGGCGTTGGGTATCTTACTTGAACTTTATCCCCAGGATTTACTGTTACGGGACTACTGCTGAATGGCATGGATTACTACTCTATCACGTGCTATTTCTATTTCTTATTTAGGTCAGACTCTCTCACATCAATCCAAGGACCGTTATTAATTCTCACTTGTATAGGTTTGTCTGCCGTAATTTCTTGAGATTGATCACCGTCAACTTCAAAAATTTTAGACTTATAATGAGAGTTACTTGGATTTAGATTATTTACTACAGGAAATTTTTTCATAATGTACCCCAATAATGATTAGAAATGCTCTGAAATAAAGCATCTTCAGCAGAAATATCGTCGTCTTGTGAGAAATACTGAGTGTAAGAATTAACAGCTACAGTTTCTCCGTCTTCTTTTGTAGTTACAGTCTTTCTAACACCTACTTGCTTCAACAAAGGTCTAACTTCAATAGCATCTACAACTTCGGTTCTTTCGACTGCCATTTTAAATTTCTCTTACGTTTTGCCATGTTCCATTATTTATGCTGACCTGAGCATCAGGATCATCCACTTTTACTTCCTGAGCAATTTCAATATCATTAACATCTACTTGAGATGAGACTGTAAATTCTAACGGATTATTAGTTACAAAATCAATATCCTCAAATGGAAATTTATTTGTATTATCGGCAGCATTAAATGTCTCTTTTACTACAGGTGCTTTGGTAGTTAAAGTAATAGACTTAGATCCACCAGGATAACTAACAGTCACTGTCTTACTATTTGTATTTCCATATGTAGCATTAGAACCTACACCCGCCATACTAGTATTAAATGGCATTGTAGTAGTCCTTAACTGTACTGTTTGTCCATTAGTAAAGTTTTTTGATCCAGAAAATGATCCAGCATTACCAACAAAATTACCAGAACCCGACGTAGATATTGTGGTAGGCATATCCACACCAGCAAGTGTACCTACATTAACAGTAACTTGTGTACTAGGATCTAAATTTGTAAATGATGTAGTCCAACCATTTGACGGAGTGTTGTCGTTACGAGCACTAACAGTTATAGTACTGTATGAAGAGCATCCACCATTATTACAAGCTCTAAAACTATATGATCTTTGTGCTGGACTTGTGCCATTGGCATTAGATTGTGGTAAATTAGTAATAGATAAAGTACCACTTGACGCAACACTCCAACTTTCTCCAGCACTACTAATAATGTTGGCACTTGTAATGTTTGTACCGCTACTATTAAATGTCAATGTAGTTGAATATAATGGTGTGCCCGTACCACTGTTTTGTGGATTAGGCGTAGCATAAAAAGAAGTAACTGTCGGTGCTGGTGGTGGAGAAAATCCATACCAATCTAATGCTACACCATAAGGACCAGCACCAGAGTTTACTGATGTAGCACTGATAGTATATGTTCCTGGAGCAAAATATCCTGGTGTGGTTCTAGCTGTCTGTCCATTAAATCCACCCATGCTGAATTGATAGGCACCATTGATACGAACGTCGCCATAGTCATCAACAGCAGTCCAGAAACTTTGCTTACCGTAATTATTAAATGTAATAGTCCAGGAATATGTTCTAATAGTGTTATATGTTCCTGGTTCAGTACCACCTATATTATAACCGTTCATGAACCCAGACCAGTTGGGCTCAAAATACTGTGGTCCACCAGTCGATCTACTTGTCCAACTAAAATCGTTTGTCATTAAATACTCCTAGCATCTTGCCAACCACCACCATTGATACTTACTTGAGTATCTCCATCAGAAACTTTTACTTCAACAGAAATTTCAATATCATCAGTAGTAATTTGTGCCGACGTTAAATGTTCTGTTGGTGAGTTAGTAATAAGATCAATATCTTCATATGGATATTTATCTTTGTTGTCAAAAAAATCAAAAGTTTCTCCAACTATAGGTGCTCTAGTTGTAAAAGTAACATTAAACGTGCCACTAGGTGTAGTTACAGGAACTGTTTTACTATTAGTAGATCCAGTATTTCCTGATGTTGGTAACGTAGTATTAAATGGCATTGTAGTAGTTCTTAACTGTACTACATCTCCACTATCATAGTTTATACTTCCACCAAATGATCCAAGTTTTCCTACAGAATTACCAGTACCAGTTGTAGATATCGTACAAGGCATATCTACCCCAGCAAGTGTACCAATGTTCACAACTAAATTTGGAACGGCAGGTTCTAAATTAATAAATGATGTTGTCCAAGCATTTGACGGGGTATTATCATTTTTTACTTTAGCAGTTCTAGTCCTAGTTACAGTACCGCCAGGACCTTTTACTGTTATTGTATAATCTTTTTCAGCAGGACTAGTACCATTAGCATTTGATTGTAATCCCGTTGATTCATTTATTGTTCCTCCACCAGGAGTAACAGAACCAATACCTTTGTTTATTTTAACATCATCGGCATATGAAGTGTTCCATTTGATTTCAACTTCATCGTCAGGAATACCATCAGTGTTGAAATTATTTGAGACCGTGTAGCTATTAATTTTTGGTGAGTGATAAGTCCAATCAATCCTAGCACAACCACCAGCACCGCTTCCAGCATTACCACCATCATTACCTGCTCCACCAGCACCATAATTAGCACCAGTTCTTCCACCAGGACAACTACCCTGTGCTCCAGTTACAGTAGTTCCTCTCCCACCTTTACCATTACCACAACCACCAGAGTTGCCACTTGAGTTACCTGCTCCACCACCATCCTGACCAGAGTCGTCATCAGCTCCACTTCCACCTGCTTTAACAAAATCACCAGCAGATCCACTACCACCGCCACCGCCACCAGAATCATCAGTACCAGTATTGCCACCAGTAGCACGAACATTAATAATATTACCAGGACCACCCTTAACTTGTGATGTTCCCCCACCGTTACCAGTATCACAACTAGGTGATGATCCACCAGATGCTACAGTAATTGATAGTGTTTGACCTTGAGAAAAATTTGCCTGACCTTGAGCATATCCGCCTCCACCGCCTCCACCACCTTCATCATCACCATCACAATCTCTATATCCAGAGGCACCGCCTCCCACAACTTTGGCGGTAACAGTTTTAGTGGCAAATGGAGCTGTCCAACTATAAGATCCAGGACTTGTATAACTATTTGATGGCATTATATACTCCTAACATTTTGCCAACCACCACCATTGATGCTTACCTGAGCGCCTGGTTTATCAACTTTGACTTCCATAGGGATTTCGATATCATCAGCAGTAATTTGTGCCGACGCTAAATGTTCTGTTGGTGAATTGGTAATAAGATCGATATCTTCGTATGGATATCTGTCTATATTGTCAGCATAATCAAAGTCCTCACGAATCCTAGGGGCTGCTGTAGTTACAGTAATATTAACAGACCCACCAGGATAACTAACACTTACTGTTTTAGAATTAGTTTTACCATAGATACCTGTTTCTCCGCTGATATCTGTATTGTATGGTAAAGTAGTAGTCCTTAACTGTACTGTTTGTCCATTAGTAAAGTTTTTTGATCCAGCAAAAGATCCGCCAGATCCAACAAAATTACCAGCACCAGAAGCACTAACAGTTGTTGTCATATCAATACCACCACATGTTCCTATTGTTAGATCAACAACAGTAGAGGGGTTTAAATTAGAAAATGAAGTTGTCCAAGAATTTGATAGAGTATTATCATTACGGGCGTTTACAGTAACTGATGAGTTAACACTACCACCATCATTTGAGGCAGTCAAAGTATATGTTCTTTTAGCAGGACTATTACCAGGAACTGAAGATTGTGGTAAATTAGTAATATTTTTAGAATTTGTTCCACCACCATATGACCAAGACTCTCCAGCATTACTTGTTAGTGTAACACTAGTGGCATACGATGTCCCCCAACTTAATTTAGTACTATATTGAGGTAGACCTGATGTACTATTTTGTGGATTAGGACTAGCACTAAAAGAATTAATTTGAGGAGCAGCTTCATCCCACGTAACTAATACATATCCCGAACTATTGCTATTACCTCCACCATATGGACCAGCATTACAGTAGTTAATGTTATATCTCGAACCGCCTGCTGATCCACCACCACCACCGTAGTTGTTATCTTTACCAGCACGACCGCCGCCGCCACCATTGGAACCACCGCCGCCTCCGCCGCCGCCACCGCCATCTTCTCCGCCAGGGTCTCCACCACCGCCACCACTAGAACTACTAACACCACTAGTTGAAGAAGCATTAGTAGATTGAGCACCACCATCACCACCATTTGCGTTATCAGAAGCGCCGCCACCGCCGCCTGATCCACCCATGACAATAACTAATGTACCAGCATCATAGACACCTGAAGCGCCGCCTCCACCGCCTCCACCACCTGAATAGGGAGGATCACCAGCGTTACCGCCTCGGCCACCGCTAGCAAGTCCGCCACCACCACTACCACCTTGGGCATTGGGTTGGTTATCTTCACCAGCATCACCAGGACCACCAACTGAGATGGTAAAACTTCTAGCCTTAAATTCTCGATTAGATTTAAATTGAAATGTTTGTTGTGTAGTAGTGCCACCGCTGCCACCGTCTGCTTCAGCGTCGTCGCCGCCACGACCACCTCTGCCGCCACGAACAGTTGCTTGGATATTATATCCGTTGTTAGGAATGTTAAAGGATTGACTTCCTTGTGATGACCTACTTACTGATGGCATTTTAAATCTTGATGAGGTATTCGACTAAAATAAATGGAGGTGTAGCTTCATCTAATTTTACAAGATCATTGGTAGTTAGAGTTACTTCTGATTCCAATCCAAAAGCATCAACATTAGTATTTACAAAAGAATATTTTAAATCATTATTTAGTGAAACAGTAGTAGATGAAGGGAAATCAATTAGGTGTCCATGAGATACAACAGCAGATGCTCCAGTTGGAGATTGAATAGTAAGTGGTTCATTAGAACCTTCATTCTGTCCATCATTGCCACCTTGAGAGGCACCTGTTGTCTCGCCAGTAAAAATAGAATCTGCCCAATTTCCGAGATAGTTAAAGACTCCAACATCAGAATCGTGTCCATGTGATTGGAAGTTCTGTTCTGACAGAAATGCCTTCAACGTTCTACTATCACTTGTAGTAGTACCAAAGGCTGGATTGCCAATAAATTCAATATTACCAGGAGCAATAACTTCAAACTCTCCACTATATGTCAGTGTAGTCTTATTACCAATTAGAGATACGACATTAACTTCAGATCCAACTCTATACGGTTTAGTTGAATCCTCATTCGTTACTCGATCATTTAGATAAGTACCAGAAGCATTACCACCTTGAATATATTTAGATCCAATATCGGGCAATATAAACTGGTTATTAGTTAATTCTTGTTCTGGTCTTCTAAATTTTGAGTTTTGACCTGTTCCTAATATCTGTGCTAAAACTGGATATTCAACAGCAGCAAGAATTGAACCATCACACCTCAAAAAACCAGCAGGAAGTAAAGTCTTAAAGTTTCCTTGATCGGGAACATTAACAGCTGACATTTTAACAGGAAAAGGTATAATAGTGCCCGTAACACCACCATATCTTGCTCTTTCGTTAGTGTAAAATACTGGCATTAGTATGCTCTAATTAAGTTGGTAATAGTAACAGAAGCCACTCTTGTGGTAAATGTAATCTGTAGTGCTCCATCAATAGAATTTGGAGTTACATTAGGTTGAGCCAGGACTTGTAGTTGTTCTACAACATCCATATTAGAACCATCATAAACAATGTTAAATGATCCATCATGGTCGTGAGATTCAACAACGTCTTGAATACCACCACCAGTCAAGGTATCATTCAAGAATGAGATACCAGCGTGATTGAACAGTGTTTTTGTAATTCCATGACTATTATCTGATCCACCAGTACCAGGGTCAAAGTTTGGAGATTTAATTGTTTGAGAGTTATCTGAGAATGGAATTCTATAGTTTGGAGCAAATCTTCCCGTATTCTTCAGTCCAGTCATGTTAGCATCACCATCAGCTGATGAAGCCGATGTATGACGTAAGTTCCAATGAGCACCAGAACCAGTAAACCACGACTTACCAATTCCATGACCTGTATTACCAGTACCATATGGTATGTGTTCAGCAACAGGTAATGTACCACCAACAGAGGCAATTGTATATCTACCAGCACCAGTAGTAAATGGTGAGTTATTCAAGGATGTAATGTTATCTGTAGGAGAGTTGCCAATCCAAAATCCAGTTTCAACTTCAGCACTACCAGCACAATCAAGCGACGTTGGAAGTGGACAAAAAGGTCCAAACGGAGCAAAGTATCCAGATGGACATGGATCTTTTCTGTTATAAAATTCCGTAAAGTTAACTTCGGGTGTAGCAAACACACAAGCACCCCTACCAGGATTTTCACCAGCATCGCCACTGTTAGTTGTTTTGTATGTACCTTCATGGAAGTGCTGTGGAAAATGCTCTCTTCCTAGTTTTCTAGGAATAACAAAAACTTCTTTAATAGAGAATCCATCAATAAGAGACTGACCTGTAATCGTACCTTCAAAATACGAGTTACCAACCTTAGTAATAGTAATAGCAATATCATTGGCAGTAGAAACACCACCATCAGTAGCAAATGTGGTTCCAGGAATAGTCAGTTGATCACCAATTTCATATCCAGCTCCTTTTACTTTAGGAATAAGGTCATATGTATTATCAGTATTAATGACAATAGTAAATTGAGCGCCAGATCCACTAACACTTGCTCCACTATCAGCATTTGTTCCGTTAGTTGCTGTTACATTCTTATATTGTTTTGTAGTTGCTACAGTTGGTGCTGTACCCGAAGTAATAATACTAACAATAGTTCCAGCTGGATCAGGTGTGTATGTAAAGTTTAAATCCGTCTTAGCATTTGTAACATTAGGTGGACCAAGATCGCCAGGTTCAAATCCAGCCACAGAATCTCCGAGGAAATCTTCTATAACGTTTAAAGCATCTGGATTATCAATTGATGATGGAATTTGACCAGTAGTTGAATTATACACACCAAAGTAAGCAGTGGAAATATCTGCTAATGCTTTGTTATTTGTTTGTGGTAACCTAAATGTACCTGTATAATTAGGAAAATTGCCCCCAAAAGCAGTACCACCATAGGTGTCACGTAAAATACGTGCTAATAGTGGATAGTCTTCTGCCTCAATTTCAGCACCATTACATAACAACCACCCATTTGGAATCTCAGAAAGATTTCCTCCCCATGGTTGTAGTGAACCAATAGGGAGTCCTTTTTGTGTCTTGATTACGTTATATCCTGCCATTAGATTTCTACTAACCACCAACCTTGTGTTGTTGACGGAGCACCAGTGGTGGTTCCATCAAAGTTTGTACTACCTAGGTATATCAGACCGAATCCAGCATGTGGAGTCTGAACAACAAGTTCACCACCGTCGTAGTCAATACTACTTAGGTCAGGAGTATTGCCATTTGTATTATCACCTTGAACAGCGATATCATCCTTAGCTCTTACTCGTAGCGAAACGTTGTAAGTTAGATTACCACCAACATCAACAATTCTAATACAGTCGCCCGTGACTGGGGTTTCTGGTAGTTTAAGAGTTGTATCAGAAGAAGGAGAAACAAAGTAGTTAACATTAGATTTCAGATCAAATACCTCTTCTCCAGCACCAACAAACTCCCACTTTCTAGCACCACCTGGTGTGAAGAATCCTTCCTGACCAGCGAAGTTCATAGAACCATCAACTTCAATCTCGAAGAGTTCTTCTGGTTGCTTAGTCTTGAGGAAGGTAAGAGATACACCACCATTGGTAAGAGTACCAGTTGTATGTGTTGGTTGAGTGTTACCTAGATTTCCATTACCAACAACGGTGTAAATATTACCACTGTAATGAATAGTATCTCCATTTTCAACAGCACCACCATTAGACCAATCAGGTGACTGATCAATCTTATTAAGTTGGAAGTTACCCCCATCAATTTGTACAGGACCAGAGATCTTAGTTTCAGTAGTTCCCTCAACAGTTAGATGTCCAGCAATCGTAAGGTTACCAGTGCTGTTCTGAAGGATAAGTTTCTGATCGGAAAGACTACCAATCAAGAGGTCGCCAACACTTATAGTAGTAAGACCAGTTTCGGCATTGACAGTCAATCTATCACAGTTAGGACCACTAGCACCAAAGTCACCCTTCAGGCATGTTTCTCCAGTAGCGGAATCAACACTGAATGTAGTAGTAGGATTAGAACCACCAGTGGTAATTTGAAGTGTCTGAGATCCAGCAACTGTAGAACCAACAAGAGTAAAGTTGGAATTAACCGTTACATTACCTAGGATACTAGTTTCACCATTTGTAGAATCAACAGAGAACTGTTCAACTGGGGCGTTAT